TTGGCGCTCGTGTGGTGGCTCTTCAGCACCTACGTACTGCCGCGCGTGCCGGAGCCGTTCAAGACAATCATCATCGTGGTTTTGGTGATTGCTGTCTGCCTGTGGCTTCTCAATCTGGTGGGGCTCTTCGGGCCGGGCGGAACCAATCTTTCGAAGCCTCTGTGGAATAGGTGATTCTCGTCTGTGGTAGCATTGGTCCGATATGGACCACGCCACTACCGACCCACAGAGTTACCCGCATCTCAAGATCGCGGGCAAAGACGTTGAAATCAAACTTCGGTCGTTCGATGTCATCCAACTGAACAAGGACGGTATCGACATCGGAGCATCCGCGGCGAACCTCGGCGCCAACCTGGAGCGCGCGTTCGCCATTCTCCATCAGGCCATCGCTCACGAATTTGAAGAGACTCCCGACGCCTGGCCGACCGCTGAAGCGCTTTCGAAGATGGACCTTGGCGATTCCGCCGATGTCGTCAAAGCGGTGAACGACTCGATATCAAAAGCTATGGCCCAGTGGAAGACAGCGTTCCCGGACAAACCGAAGGACGAGAAACCGCCCACGATCCAGTAGAATACTGGTGCGATTTATTCGCGGCGGGAGTGATTGAGCTGGGCCTGACTGCCGCGGAGTTCTGGCGGATGACTCCCGCGATGATCCGCCGGCTGTGGAAGCGCCACGAAGCCCGCGAGCAGCGCGAGCAGAAGATGGCCGACGCCCGCATAGCGCCGTTGACCCTTCGAGTGTTCAACTACCTCCGGGAATCAGGCTCACGGGTGATTCAGGTCGGTGACCTTTTTCCCTCTCTCGGTGAGCCCTACCACTTCCCAACCGCCGAAGAGCTTGCGGCCGGCCGGAAGTGGGCAGAGGATCGGCTGGCAAGAATCGAAGCCGGTTTACCCGTCGAGCCGATTTTGGCCCATCCGCAAACTGAACAAATGATGCATACTGTTAGAGAGTTCACCAACAACTACCGGCACGGGCAGGTGATTCAGACAAAGGAGCCGATCACGCGACCGAACTGATGGCAGACGAACCCAAGCGGCTGTATTGTCCGGTACACTGGCAATGGTTCGAACCCGGCGTTACTGTCTGCCCTATCGGCGATTGCGCGACGAAGTTGGTAGAGAACTGGAACATCCGCACAACCGGAATGCAGGTTGCTCCGCCGGTGGAAATGTCAACAACAGCCGAACCGCCTGAAGACAAATCGCGTACACGCAAGCCGATCTGGGCTGGCGATGATTACGAGGCAAACTGATGGCCGGTGAATTGGACGATCTCTTAGTAGTCGTAGGCGGGGACATCTCACCGCTTCAGGATGCGCTCGCTGGTATCCCTGCGGCGGCGGCTGGAATCACAAGTGCGACGACGGACACTTTTGCCGGCCTCGACGCCTCACTACAAAAGACTGTCAGCGCCTCCGTTCAAGCTGGTGATGCGCTCGGCACGATGGCGGGGCAAGCGTCGAAGGCCGCGAGTGACAGCGCGGCGGTTGACGACGCCATAAAGAAGCTCAGCGAATCGGCACAGAACGCCAATCAATCGGCACGGTCGGCAGCGGAAGGCTGGAACTCGCTCACGCCGGCGCTCAAGGGTGCGGGTGATGCAGCCGAACAGACATCGCTCTCATTGGGCAACATCGGCAAGTTCGCCGGGGCATTCACAGGCATACAGATTGGCATCGAAGCGGCTGCAACGGCTCTAAAGGACTTGGGCGAAGCCAGCGTGGGAACGTTCGCAATGATCGAAAAATCCACGCTAGCGCTCACCGCACTCACTGGAAGCGTGGAGGTGGCGAACGATCAAATCGACCGACTCAAGAGCTTGGCAGTATCTGAAGCCCTGTCCTTCCCTGAATTGGTCTCTGCGAATCAGCGCATGATCGCGATGGGATTTTCCACTACATCCACCAACGCGGCGTTGCAATCAGCGGCGAACGCAGCCGCGGCCACGGGCGTGAACCTCGTGATGGTGACGAACTCCCTTGAGCGGATGAGCGAAGCTGGCACGCTCGCCGGGCGCCAGTTGGCCACGCTTGGACTCTCGATGCAGGATGTCGCGAAGGCTGAGGGAACCACGGCGGCCAACGCGAAGGCGATGTTCGAATCCCTCGACCCAGCCGGGCGGCTCGATGTCCTGATTTCGGCATTGCAGAAGTACCAGGGCACGGCCGCGGCGTTGGTGGCGTCACTCTCCGGCCAGTTCAAACAACTCAGCAACGAGATTCTGTTCGCGCTAGAGCCGATCGGCGAAGCAATCGCATCGATGCTCAAGAGCATCATGACTGAAGTGCAGACCTCGGCTCTGCCGGCGATTGAGCAGTTGGTAAGCGCATCGAAGGAATTGGGTAGCGCACTTGGTCCGGTACTGACCAGTGTCATCACGGGATCGATAAGCGCGCTCAGCGATCTTGCGGCGGTGGCCTCGGGTGCAGCATCCGAAGGGCTGAAGGCGCTGGATGGTGCTATTCAGGGCTTGGGCATCGGATTTCATCTGGTGGACACAGAGACCGGCAAGTCTACCATTTCCTTGAGTGATTTCGCCCGTGCGAGTTCGGCGATCATCAGCTTGGGAACCACAGAATATGTCCATGCTGGGGCCGTCGAATTCGAATTGATGGGCAAGGACGTAGACCTCGCCACCGACGCGCTGAAGCGGCACAACCAAATTCAGCATGACGTGATAGCTGGGATAAAGGAACTCATCGACACCACGAAATACTTCAGCGTCAATCTGGAGAACGTAGTCGAAGCGTTCCATGAACAGAAAGCGGCAGCTCAAGAGGCGCTGATTGTTCTGAACAACGTGAAGACAGCCTATGCGGAGGGAAACGCCTCGGCTGGGCAACTGAAAGCCGCACAGGAAGCTTACAACGCGGCGCTGTACGCGATGGACCCCGCGGCGAAAGTGGCGGCGGATGCGGCGAAGAAAGTCGCAGACAGCATCCAGGCGCTGATCGATAAAGCTAGCCTCACGCTGAAAATCATCCCGACAAATCTCGCAGAGGCGGCCAAGGCGTTCGAAGACACGGGCAAGACCGTCAAGAGTTCGCTTACCGATGTAGACAACGAACTGAACAACCTGAAATTGAAAATGGTGGAGATCGACGGCGCTACCACCGACATGCTGCAAACGTGGGGCCAGTTGGAGACCGCACGAACTCAACTTCGGCAGCTCGCGGCAGAGCAAGCCTGGTCGAACATCAAGGATAAAATTGATGCGCTCGGCGTGGCGATGAATCAGGCGACTGGGCCGACTCGCGATCAGCTCACCGAAATGGGCAAACTGCAAAAGCAATTGCAGGATGCGGCGGATGCGGCTGGAAAGGTCGGAGCCGCCGTAACGCAGTTGGTGAAGGATACTTCCGGCGCATGGCACGTGATATTCGGGCCAGTGCCGGAAGCGGCGAAGGCCATCGAGGTATTGGGCTCGAACCTGCAAGACACCGGAGAGAAGGCGAGAGCGGCGGCGCTCGGCATAGAGGTCTTGACGGGATCGACCAGCGACAACACTGCGGCTACAAAGGGCGCATCTGCGGCTCAAACCGAACTCGGAACAGTCTTTCAAACGACCAGTGAGAAAGCAGCGGCGGCCGCAGTTCAGGCCCAGGGCGTTGCCAAGGCGATGGAGAACATCAAGGAAGCCGCCGATGCCGCGACTACAAGCATGGAAGCGGATCTTGCGGCGATGGATGCACTCTCCAATAGCTTTAGGGTTGCGGGTTTCGGTCAGGGCGGCGGTGGAACCTTCCAGGGCAAGCCCGGCGATGTCATCACGCAGCGTGGAGAGGCCGGCCAGATCATTTCACAGAACACCATACCGGGCGGCCTGCAAGCATTCATCGATTGGTACAATTCGCAATTCGTCACCGTCACGATACCGGGGAAACATTCCGGCGGCGGAACCGCGGCGGCGACTCCGGTAGCGATTACTTCGCCTATCCTAGAAACCATTGCGTCCAATACCGCAGCCACCACAGCGGCGGTGAAGGGAACAGGCACTAGCCTTGCCGATAGCGTGGATGCGCTGATGGCCCAGTACAACGCGCTGTTGAATTCTGGAACCGCCACACAGGATCAAATCAACGCGATGCTTGCGCAAGTCGTAGCCGCACAGCAGGCGTTCGCCGATAGTCTGGGGCCGATGGGGTTGCTGGGCGGTGCTGTGGGTGGCGTGACAGTAGCCACTACTGGATTGACGAGCGCGACGTCTGCGCTGGCGAACACCGCGACAACAGCGGCGGCGACCATTGCGACGGCGGCGACAAGCATCAGCAGCACGACGGCGGCGGCGGTGAGCGGGATCAATTCCACTATCGAGGCGGTGACACCGACCATTCAGGCGGCGGCAGCGGTGGTCAGTGGGATCAGCACGCTAGTGGAAGCGGTTGTGCCGGCCGTCCAGGCAGCCGCGGCGGTGGTGATGGGCGCGAATTCGACAACGCTATTGCCCACGCATCCCGCGGCGTTGCCGAACGTGACGACTCCGAGCGGGCCGGGCGGTTACAATAGTTTGATTTCGATGAGCGGCGGGCAAGGATTGCAGGGGCCCGGAACGGTCAACATGAACGTGAACATCACAGGCGGCGGCGGCGCGGCAGTGGCGCGCGATATCGTCAACACGCTCCAGGCGATGGGCGTGAAGGTCACATAGGAGAATTATGGCAAACGCATTTTACGATCACGCATTACAGAGCTTTGCTGCTGGCGAAATCGCTTGGCTCACCGACAACATCAAGGTAGCGGCTGTGCGCACGGGCGGCGGTCACTACGTCGTGAACTTGGCGACCGACCAGTTTCTTTCCGCCATCGCAGGCGCCGATATCGTCTCGACAACGGCGAACCTCGGGAGTAAGACCGACACTGCCGGCGTACTCGATGCTGCCGACACCGCGTTTGTCGCGGTCAGCGGTTCGACAATTGGAGCACTGGTGATCTATCAGGACACCGGAGTAGCGGGCACGTCGCGACTCATCATGTACATCGACACTGGCGCTGGCATCCCTGCTGTGCCAACGGGAGCCGATATCAATCTGGCGTGGTCAAACGACGCGAACAAGATCGGGAAGATATAAGCCATGAGCACAGTCCAATCGAAATACGGGACAAATAATCAGGCGATCACCTGCACGCTCACCAGCTTGGCGAACAACGGGCAGCGCGGCTCTGCCGCCATCGACAACACCACAAATCTCTTCCTTGATGCGCTGGTGTTCCTGAAACTGAAAAGCGGTGGCTCTGGAACGCTAACGGCTGGCTACGTCAACGTGTACGCCTACGGCACTGCGGACGGAGGGACTACGTACTCTGACGGCGTGAGCGGCACGGATGCCGGGCAGACGCTCACAAGCCCGCCAAACCTCCGGCTCATCGGCGTTATCAACATGGTGGCGAACTCTGTAGTCTACGACGGCGGGCCCTTCTCTGTTGCGGCGGCATTCGGCGGCATTCTCCCGGATCATTGGGGGATTGTGGTGGAGAACAAATCAGGCGGAACGTTCGATGGAACCACAGCAACGTCTTGGTATCAGGGAGTCGAAGCCCAGGTAGCCTAGCATGATCCTGTTGCCGAAAACGCCGCGGCTGTCCACGCCGTTTCCGGCGCATTCCGCCGGTGGGCCTTACGGCCAGAATCTCGTGCTGCTATTGCCGTGCAGCGAAGGCGCGGGCAGCGTCATTCACAGCGCGGATGGACTGAATCCTGGAATCTTCCACGGGCCCGGCTGGCGCTCAACACCAAACGGCGTCGGTGTGGCGCTCGATGGCTCGACAAGCTGGATTGAGGTACCGGCCAATCCGAGCTTCAATGACGCGGGAATTGGCACAACCGATTCGTTTTCGATTGTCGTCAATCTGTTGTGGAATTCAAGCTCTGAAGCCTACGGACTGGTATACGGCGAGGAAGACGCTGGCGCGTTCAATATGTCCATGTTCGTTCAGAGCACTGGTGCGCTGGCAATCTACTATCAGAGCGGTTCGACCGATCCAATTCCAGGAGTAACGCTCGCGGTGGGCTGGCATCAACTCGCCTGGACAAACGGTAAGGATGGCGGAGCTCGGTTTTATGTTGACGGAATCCGCGTTTACCAGGCCAACAATTTCGGCTCTTTCGTTCCGGGCAATTCCGCCCGTCGCGCGCGGATCGGCGGCGGTTCGATATTCGGCTCTGGCCGATTTATCAACGGCTCTATCGGGATGGCGGCGAAATGGGCGCGGCAACTTGCCGATGCTGAGGTTCAGAGGCTCTGGCAGGAGCCGAACTCGATTTACCAGCCATATCGTCGGATCTGGACCGGGACTGCCGGCGCCACGCCACTCCAGATCACCATAGCGGCCGGCGTTCCTTCCTCTGTGGCGTTCGGTTGTGGCCTCCAACTCAACATAGACGGCAATCAGGGAATCACGATGTGCAGCGGCGGCGTCCCGAGCGGCGCTATCGTGGGCAGCCCAGCGCTAGCCGTTGCACCCAACATCACGTTATCGGCCGGCGTGCCGTCTTCTGCCTTTGTTGGCACTCCCAGCCTGACCACAAACCCTGGCATTACGATCCAGTACGGCATACCGTCCAAGGCGAGCGTGGGCCAGCCAGCGCTCCTGATTCGCAATTTCCAAGTGTTCCTTGGCGGCGTCGACATCACGCCGCTGCTTTTGGCCGTGCCGATCAGCAGCGGGGCTCCACAGGGAGCTACAACGGGTGGCGTCTTGACTATCACGGACCCCATGACCGGCCCTACCACCGCCACGGCTACGCTCAGAGACCCGGCAGGATTGCTCCATCCGGCTGTCGGTCAGGAGTTTCTGTTCTACTTCCACGGCGTCCGGCTGTTCGGCGGATCCGTCGAAGAGGCGAGCGAGGTGGCCTGGCAGGCCATCCATGACACCGTTATCAACTTGAAACTAACGGACTTCTCAGAACTATTCGACCGGCGCGCGGTGGGTAAATACTACAGCCTGGCGCTGGGCAATTCTCTCTCCATCATCGTTTCGGAAATCATCCAAACCAATTTCGCCGGCGACGGACTGGTTTACGATTCGTCGGATGGTGACCCCGGCACGGCGCTTGGTCCGCTCACTTTCAACTGGATCATGACACGCGCGGTATTTGACCAGTTGGCCGCGATGACGGGCTGGGATTACAAGGTCGACCCTTACAAGGTGCTGAGGTTCTTTCCCCATACTACTGGCCTCGGGGCGGCGCCGTTCTCGATTCAGGACAATGACGGCAACTGGCTGGCCGAAAGCTTGAGCAGCCGGACGTACCGCGGCAAGTACCGCAACCGTGAATTCGTGGTCTCGAACACCCAAGCGATCGGGCTGTGGTGCGACATCTTCTCGGTGGCGATCCCCGGACCTTTTCGAAACGCTCCACAGCCGCCGGACGGCACCCGAACCGGCTTCGTGACGTTGTACGTGATGACGGCGACACCAACGGTCACACTGAACGGCAATCCCCAGGTGGTCAAGGGTCTGACGCAGATCGCCGGGCACGTTGCCGATGGAACCATTCCCTACGATTGGTACTGGGTTGACCCGAACGGAGCCGGCGTGTTCCAAAACCCGACCCATGCGCCGATCACCTCGAGCGACACCCTCGAGGTGTGCTACCCGTCGCAGGTTCCGCCCGTCATCTTCGCTCAGGACTTGACGCAGATCGCGGTGCGTGCGGCGATCGAGGGCAACTCTGGAATCTACGATGCGGTAGACCAGGCGAAGGACATCACTGACCCCGCGGCGCTCCAAGCCTATGCACAGGGATTGTTGACGCGGTTCGGATCTTCGGGCATTCCGCGAGAGGTGCAATTCTCTACAAACCGCGACGGGCTGCGGGCCGGACAACTCATCCGAATCAATACCAGCAATCCGCTTGTCCCGGACGCCTTCTACCTCATCACCACGGTAACCATCACCGACGTCGACAAGACGTATTTGAGGTATCAGGTTGTCGCGACCTCGGGGGCGAATCCGGCCGATTGGCTCGCGTTTTTCAACGCCGTGAATAAGGCCGCGGCGTTGCCGTCTCCATCGAATCGCGAGCAGCACACTTGGCTAATCGCTCCGAGCTATGCGGGAATCACCAATCCAGGCGTACAGGGCGGCATCCAAGCGCAACTGTACGTCATCCAGGCCGCGAGCGTGTTGTTCATCTCGATTACCGTTTCGTTCGCCACGCCTCCGCAAACCGAGGGCTGGGGCGTACAGGTGCTCATCAATGGGAACGGTGCGTTCACCTCAGGCGTGCCGGTGTTCCCGGCTGGCGGCCAAACGCCCATGACGTTCTTTTTCCCGAACCCCACGCGAGCATTCGCGGGAGATGTGGTGCAGATCCTGATGCAGCGCTCTTCAACCGCAAGTCCCGGTAAGGATGCGAGTGTCACACTGACGGCTTCGGTTTCGCTCTAGTTGCGCAATTGCGCCAAAGCTGATAAACTCACCCGCATGAATCCTACAATCGAATCAGGCGAGAAGTTCGGCACAGGCGGCGCGGTGACGACGCGGCCACGGTTCGGCAACACACGAGAGGCGCGCGAGTTCTGGGAACAGGCGTTCTGCGCAGAACTGAGCACAGAGCGGGCGAACGTCCAGACCGTAGAGCAAATTGCCGAACGGGCGGACCATGCACTCAAGGCTTGGGAGCAACGATGGATTGCGCCCGCCGAGTAGCACTTGCGCAATTGCGCAAAACCATGTACACTTATCAAGCATGAAACGGTCCGTCAAGGTCAGTGGATTTGTTGAGCCGGGATTTCGCGCCGAGCTTACGCGCGCAGCGAACCAGCACGGTACTTCGGTATCCTCGATGGTCGCGCTCGGGCTCAAGATTGTGATGAAGAGTTTACCCGATCCGAAGTTTCGCAAGCAGCTACAGCCGGACCAGCGACGGACGGCTTAATTCCAAAGGAGAACGAAATGGCAGATCCGAAAGCAGCAAAGTTAGTGATGGCCGCGCGGCAGAAAGCCCGCAGCATCGACGCCGCTGGCTTGACCGAAGCCGAGCGGCTTTTTGGAGATGAAGGGGGAGTGGTAGCAGGCTATCGTGTCCTTCGCCGGAATGACGACACCGCGGCCGCGTGGTTCAATGGTGGCAACTTCAACGGCTTGGGCGTCATCACATTTGACGCAGACGGGCCGTGCTCGCAGACTGGTACAACGGATCGAGCGGCGCTGACACATTGGCTGCAAGGCCATCCGCGCGAGAACGATCCTTCGTTCGGCGGGGCGGCAGAGGGCGGTATCGCGGAAGTTGAGCTTCAGGTTCACCGCACCATCGACAGCCAGAGCACGCCGGTGTGGGTGAACGCGAAGACCGGCGAGATCAATAACGAGGTTCAGGTCATCGTGGACGGCGAAGTAATGGGCGTTAACACCGGCGCAATCGTCGTTCTGTTTCCGCCGCAGTAGGTTTCTCCCTGGTGGGAATCCGGGGGGAGGACTATCAGGGGAAAGCGCCGGAGCCGTAGTCTGATCGTCGCCCGCGGCGATTGGAACATTTTGGAAACGGCTCCGGCGTGAAGTTTCGAGTGGAGTTTGATGCGGCCCGGCTTTTCAGTGGATTGAGGCCGGGCCATTTTGTATCATGGGGGTAGTGAGTGACACGTCATGCAGGCCAACCGCAACACGCTGGACCACATCCGCTTTCTCGCAAAGCGGTACGGCGTTCGTCCGCCGGAGCTGCTGGCGATGGCACGCGAGGCCGAACACAGCGAGTTGATGCCGGGCTTGGAGTACATGACAGCGGAGGGCGCGGCGAGGCTCAAGGCGGATCTGGAGCGCATCCCGGAGACGCGGCTAGTAATGCGGCAGCTCAGCCGGCGGATTGCGGAAGCGCACCAGGTTACGACGTAAAGCACGAAGCGTTGGTATTTGCTGAGGCGCTGAGGCCGCTGGCGACGGAGCGGCATGGCTGAAGTCCTGCTCTACTCTCACGGCTCCCACCTGATCCTACCGGACGGTGGTACAGATATTCCGCCTGACTTCCGGGGCCAGCCGCTCAAGGACTATATGCGTGATCAGATTACGAAGCAGTGCAACGCCTTTGCCGCAAAGGGTGGATTCCCGAACGGCACGCCGGGCACAGAATGGCGTGAGCGCAAGATAGCCACGGCACGCGACAACTACGGCTGGCGAAGCATTCCGTCAGGATCGCGCACAATCGCACCACCTCCAGGGTAGTACTTTCTTACCATTCCACTGTAGGGCGAAATCCCAACTAATCTCAGGTAAGCTGGTTCTTGCGCAATTGCGCAATTAGGCTATACTTGAGATATGGAAGATGTAATCGAAACCGAAATCACTTGCGCACACTGCGGCGGCACGAACATCGGCGTAGCGATTGATGAGGACAACTCAACCGGCTATCGCACCGAAGTTTACTTCTGCTACGACTGCAACGGGAGGGCCGACTGATGACCCCCACATTGCCACTTGGCGCACGCATCACCTACATGGACGATGAGCACCGTGAGATCGAGCACGAAGCCACGATCATCGAAAGCAACCCACCCACCGCGATACAGGGCTGGTACACAGTGACGGGCGATGGCGATGAGCCGGACATCGACGAGAGCCTGATTACGCGGCTGGTAAGCCCACCAAAGACGCTGGAGGCCACGCGGCCACAGTCTCAGCCGACGAAGCGCCATACGATTGAAGTCCAACGTCTGGAGGATGGGCGCTTTCGCCCAACGGTGTATTTTTGCGGCGGTGAAGCTCACGCGCTGCCAGCTTGCCATTCGGAGTCACAAGCAATGCGCGCCGTAGCACTCCTGATCGCTGAGGAGTATAGTTCTATTGGCGATCTGAGACTGCAGCCGATCCGCACTGCGGTCAGGAGGCCGCTGAAACCGTAATGCCGATGTCTGTAGTTGTGCCGAAGTGCGAGCATCCTTCGGACTGCCAGCGCCACGGAATCTATTCCTGTGATAACTGTGAGCGGAATTTTTGCTCCGACCACGGCTCACCAGGTGGGGACCGTGAGACTCAGGAAGCGGGGATGGTAGCACAGCCAGCAAGATGCTGGAAGTGTGGAGGATTCGATGCAGATGAATAGCGAAGGGAGACCGCCCATGAGCGCAAACGAGAGCACGAAGCCGACAGCGGGGCCGACTCTGCCATTGCAGATAGAAGCCGATGCTCCTCACATCATCATCGATTCGTCGCACAATCCGGTTCAGATCGCGAAGTGCGCACCAACAATCACTGGAGAGGCGCACGCCCGCCTGATCGTGCGGGCGGTGAATGCTCATGAAGCGCTGGTAAAGGAATTGAAGTACCTCCGTAGCCAGGCACGCTTCGCCGTTTCGGATGAAGCTATCGCCCGCGCTGACGCGGCGATCAAGATGGCAGAGGAGCAATCGTGAAGCCGGATAAGCCGAAGCGGCGAGATCTGTGGAAGAGTGCGGCAAGGTCTGATAAGTTGTTCGCGCTGGAGCAATACACGGGTAACGGAACCACCATCGCTATCCCAGAGAAGTTGCGCAAGTACGTTCACGGCTGCATTGAAATCGCATGGGTGCGAGGCTATCGGACAGCGCAGAGGGATGCCAAACGATGAAAAGCGATCCCTTCACCCTTCTCAAGAGATCACCCGTTAAGAAGCGGCGCAAGCCGAGGCGCGGGCCGATGCGCGATCCGAAGTACCGGCGTTGGCTCAAGCGTCAACATTGCGTGGTTTGCAAGAAGATGGCAGAGACAGACGCTACGAAAGTGGATTTTTACGGTTGCATTCCGGTAGATCCGGCGCACACCGAAAATAATGGGGCCAGTAGTAAGGGTCCCGACTCGTCGTGTGTACCGCTCGGGAGAAAGCATCATCGCGAATACGACTTCAATCGCAAGGAATTCGAAGACAAGTATCGCGTGGACATGAAGGTGTTGGCAGCACAGTACTATGCCCAATATCTCAAGGAAAACGGTACGAAAGCGGGATTGCCAGTCCCAGAGAGCGAGAGCACAATCGATTTATGACTACTGGCGCGAGAGCAAACGTATCTTCTGATCGGCTCGATAATCCGTCTGCCCGGTCAGGTTCCCTGCTCTCGCGCGAGGAGTCATTTGCCGATCAGTGGCTGTGGGATGGCGAGTTTCGCGCTGGCGATCCGGCGCTGATTCCGATGCGTAAGCGGCAAGCGCGGGCGTGGCAGCATGCCGAAATGATGGAAGACGAAAGGGAATTAGGTGAATTATGGCGATTATAGCGAAGGCTGGCGGCGGTAATTTCATTCCGGCTCCGGCAGGTACGCACTCCTCGGTGTGCGTGGATGTGGTAGACCTCGGGATTTTGGAGGTCAACTTCGGCAAGGAACACAAAAAGCAGCATAAGATCCGCGTCGTGTGGCAGATCGAGGAAGTGATGGGCGACAACAAGCCCTACATCGTTCAGAAGCGCTACACACTGAGCCTGCACGAAAAGGCCAGCTTGCGCAAAGACCTCGAATCGTGGCGCGGAAGAGCGTTCACTCCTGAGGAGCTTGAGGGCTTCGACGTCGAAACGGTCATCGGTGCGCCGTGCCTGCTGAACGTCATCCACGCCGTGAAGGACGGCTCGACCTATGCGAACATCACGAGCATCATGCGGCTACCCAAGTCGATGCAGGCGATCAAGCAACGGGACTATATCCGCGTCATCGACCGCGCACCGGAAGATCAGACAGTGCAGGACGGAAGCGAACCGTGGATGCCAAGCGATGAGGATGTTCCCTTTTGATATGAAGTGTGGAAACCCATCAGGCAGATGCGAACGTTCTGGCATAGGACCTTGGCAATACGAAGGAAAATTACTGTGTAAGGAATGCTCGGCAATGGTTGATGAGGACTTTCGGCGGTGGGAGGAAGAGCAAAAGGATTCTGAGCACATGGAAGAAGCGAAGAAATGACCGACACCCAGCATAAACCGCAAGACTTGACGCTGTACGGTATCGAGACCTCGATTGTCGAGCTACTCGCCTTCCGAGACGAAATCGAAGCCGATCCCGACATGACGCCCGCCGAAATATCCGAATCGCTGAAGGCGTGCGATGAGCAGATACAGGCGGTCCTTGGCCGCGAGTTGCAAAAAGTAGACGGCGTGGCGCATGTCCTGATGGAGATGGAAGCCCGCGCGGAAGTCGCGAAGAAAGAGCGTGATCGACTGAACGAGCGGGCGCGGACCTGGCAGAAGCGGCACGATTGGCTGGAGGGGCGCGTTATCGAGGCGCTGCAATTCCGTTTGCAGGCGACCGGAGCTAAGAAGTTGGAGGGCGAGACATCGACGCTGAGCCTTCGCAAGAATCCGCCATCAGTTGAGATCCGGCAACCGCTTCTTTTGCCGGATGACTACACGAAGCACACGCTCACTGTGCCGCACAAGCTCATGGAGTCAATTCTGGACGCGCTGGAAATGTACGAGGCCGAAGCGTACAAGGATTTCATCGGAATCAATAGCAAGCAGGAGCCGATGAAGAGCGAAATACTGGCTGAACTCAAGCGCTCGGAGCCGTGCGATAGATGCGACTGCACTGGACTGGTAACAGTTGCTCGCGAATTGCAATTGCCGGGCGATAAGCCAGTCGAGAAATGTACTGCATGTGGCGGCACAGGCAAGGTGCGCGGTGCAGTGCCGGGGTGTGAGCTTATCAGCGACTGTGTACGACTCGTAGTAGAGTGAGAGCGCTAACAGCGCAGAGGGAGAGGTCCTAAGTGGCAAAGAAAATCCGTTTGATTAACGCGAACTTCCGAAGCTGGTCCGGTAAATTCGGAGGTGACGCACTTACGAAGACCGACAAAGGCGTGTTCATCCGACCGCTGCGATTGTCCGGAGTCAACATCAAGCGGCACAAAGACGATGAGCAGATGCTGGTGAGCTTCGCGATTACGATGCTCGACGCGGAAGCCGAAATGCACCAGCTTTTGCACGCCGTCAAGAAATCGCCTATCAACATCGAGATCACGCCTCCGAGCAAGGCGGCGGCGAAAGAAGCCGAAGACCAACTTCGGTTAATCTCTCGCGAGCAGGCAGAGGATACAGCCGAGGAAGCCGACAATGGCTGAGGTACGAGTACAGCCCGATGAGCGGGACATCCGCATGTGGTTCGCCCGCACGGATCTGGACCAGGCGCGGGACACCTTCCATGTCTGCGAGGGAATCATCCAAGCGCGCATGGAAGCGCAGCCGCGGCGCCGGGAGAGAAGCGACAAGGGCACGAAGCGGAAGGCAGAGCAGCCGAGCCTCTTGGAGACGAAGTGATGCACACCTGTCCTGAATGCGGCCAAGCATGTACTTGCAATGGCGATATCGAAGATCACGACAACGATCTGGAAGCAGAGGATTGTATTCACGACTGCGACCCTGAGGATAAAGACGACATCGGAGACGACCGCGTATGAAACGCTCAAGCCCTTACACGTGTGATTATTGCGGCGCGGACAAGGGCGCAACGAACCACTGGCGTTTGCGGGACAAGACTACGGACCACTTCATACTGATGGACTGGGACGACGACTTGGCCGATCAGGACGGTGTTGAACACATCTGTTCGGAATCGTGCGCGAGTAAAGCTTTGAGCCGCTGGATGGGTCAAGGAAGATGAGCGTCATCGCGATTGATCCCGGTCCCGTGAGCAGCGCCATGCTGATCTGGGACGGCGAGCGGATCGTCCGAAAGGACTACGCGGAGAATTGGGAGGTTATCAACACGCTTCAGGTATTGAAGAATCGAATCTCGCCCGATCCCGATCCATGCGTGATTGAGATGATCGGGCACTATGGTACGGGAATGCCGGCGGGCGCGGAAGTTTTTGACACGTGCGTGTGGATCGGGCGGTTCATGGAAGCCTACGGCGCCGAGAAATGTGCACTGATGAAGCGCGCGGAAGTGAAGATGCACCTCTGTGGCTCGATGCGGGCGAAAGACCCGAACATCCGGCAAGCCATCATCGATCGGTTTGGTGGCAAGGAAGCGGCAATTGGTCGGAAGGCGAATCCAGGGCCGCTGTTCGGCGTGGCTGGCGATGCATGGGCGGCACTTGCACTCGCGTTAACCTGGTGGGATGAGCGAAAGGATATCCGATGAGCCGATACGAGGACGATTGTTCGGCGTGTGGTGGCCGCAAGTATCTCTGTGCCAAGACGGGTACTTGGTGGCCAGCTATGGGCACTTGTGACGAATCCTGTAAGATCCCCTGTCTTGCGTGCAATTCCGCTGAGCCAAGCACTCCCGATAAGCCCACGGAACCTTTCTGCGGGCTATGCATGGCTGGATCTATACCAGTCAAGGGCGTGCATCGCATTGCTGGAGGGGAATCCCACTGGTGCGCCAAGATCATCGGGCCTTTGGTGCTCGAAACCGGCGAGGCCCAGCCATCCACCCACTTCCATCGGGAGGAGTTGCCCATCATGAAGGAGTCGCATCGGCGATGAGCTACCTAGAATGCCCTTTTTGTGGGTGCTACGGTGACGAGAAATGTGCAGATGTGCAATGCAGATGCCATCGGCAAGTGGCGCATCAGGAGACGCCCGACGAAATCTACACCCTGCTGCTATCGCGCGGGGTGAATGAGCAGGAGTGCCTGAGGGTGGCGAGGGAGAGCGGATGTAAACGATGATTCTAAACCCACGGATTTATTTTCAAGGATCTGATGAGCCATTACAGGCTGGAATCAACCGCTCCAAAGCCAAAGGCTCCAGCGGTAAGGCAACTGCCAATAAAAAGCAGTGCCCAAGCTGCAAGGGATCGTTGGGCAAGTTGGGAGTCTGCATGAATCGCAGGTGTGATCTTTTTGGCGGGATCATGCGCCCAATAATGGAGAGCCGATGACCCGCGCACTGCTCGCTTTCCTTCTTGCCTGTCCAGTGTTCGGACAGATCCAGGTGAGTTGCCCAGCTCCCGGCACCTCCGCCACAGTGACGGTAGTGGACCCCCAGCATCCGAACATCTTCGTCCGCATCGAGCCGGCGGCCGATGGCCACACCATGCCCTTGAAGTTCCCGGCGCCCGGCTTCGACATCGCAACCATGCAGGCGGGCCCGGTTCAGTCCGGGGTTTCGGCCACCCTTGCCACCACGCCCGGCAAGTGGCTAGCCTACTACTTCCAGGACTCGCCATACGTTCAGGGCTCATCCAAGCCGTTCGAGTGCATTAGCGGCCCGCCAACCCCCCCGCCGGCGATCCCGCCAGTAGCCTGCCTCCGAGTGCTCCGCAACGGAGTGGCGATTACCGGATGCCTCTCTGTTATCGATTTGGTGGAATGCCCCGGAAGACAGGAATGCTCACAGGCGGAGGTCATCGACCCGACCAGCACCAAAATCACTATCCTGGTGCCAAAGCAATGAAAAGCCGTCCCTACGCTATCGGCTCTCTCTATGTGCCCAAGCGCGTCAAATGGCCTCGGGGGCGGAAATCTCGTGCCCAGATTCGCGCCGCCGCATACCATCAGATGCTCAGGCAGAGGCGTCGCGATGCGCTGAATGCTTTGGCGGCAGGCCGGCAGCGGAGACTGGAGCGGGAGGGGCTTGCGGAGTAGGGGAGACGCTTGCATGATACAGAAGTGTGTCTGTAAAGATTGCGAGTCGCGTGGCGAGCCACAGGAGGGATTCGATTTCTTCTGTTGCGAAAACTGTCTCGCTGAGCTGGCCTTCTGGCTCGATTTCTTAGCGATGCAAAAGCAGTGCGGTAACGAGGCCAAGAACTGAGGAGTTGAAGTTTAGGGGAGACCTCTGGTATTATGGGGCTGTCCGGTAAATCTGATGCCTCGCGGACTCCGGGTCGTGCCACCACACGGCCCCCGCGAGAATCCTTGGTGGAGGATTTATGGCGAGTCTCACGGACAGCGTCCGAAGAGCAATAAACATTCTTGAGATTGTCTACGAGCAGGCTGAGTACCATCCAGCGCGCGAGAAAATCGCGATCCATCTACTTCTGGGGTTGAGTCCTGAACTCGTAGATACCCACATTCGTGCTTTTGAGCGGGCCGGTGTGATGCCGCACCGGAAGAAACCGGAGACGGTCGCCACCCTCTCTAGCATGCCCTACCCTGATTATCTGCTCACCGGTCACTGGCAGGAGGTCCGTGAAAAGGTTTTATTCCGCGATGGGTATATGTGCATGCTCTGTTGCTCGAATCAGAGTCTGCATGTTCACCATCGTACCTACGAGCATCGCGGCGAAGAGCAACTGCATCTTCGGGACCTGATAACCCTTTGCGAAGTTTGCCACACTAAGTTTCACGGGAGGGAAGCCGCTTGAGTCCGCTGGCACTCCGCTGTATGGCATTCCTAACTGGCATCAACGAAGAGCGTCCGACCCGTGCGCGGCTGGCTAAGGCCGTCCGGCGATCTGAGAGAAGTGTTCGCCGGGCGATCAAACAACTTGTGAAAATCCAGTGGATAGAATGTCTGGGTGGGGGAAACGGAACGCCGTCTAAGATCAAGGTGCTCAACGCAGTAGATTGGATTTTGGCCCGTGATTTAAAAGTGGCCCGTGATCGACCGGTTTTGGCCCGTGATTCGCGAAAAATGGCCCGTGATTGCGACCGCCCTAAGAGTGTAGGTACTGAGTACTTAGAACTGGCTGAAGAGGCACAGCCAGCAATCCTCAGCACTGTGAGGGAAAACATGGAAGGCATCGAACTGGGGGCTTACGTCAACTTCCGCGGTGAGAAACTGAGGGAAGGAGTCCGGCCCGACGAAGGCACGATACAGCGGGTTGCGGGACTCTTGCAGACGGCGGAGAATTGGGCGGTGTTTGTAGAGCGGGCGCGACCGGCTCTTCAGCGGGCGAAGAGTTGGGGGCTGATCGTGGAGATTGCGCGCGAGGTCGGGATGCGGCGGAAGCCAGCGACGGGTGAGAATTGGATCAGGCGGCAGACGAAAGGAAATGGGTGATGACAGCCGAAGAATTGCTTGAAGAGGCCGCTGATTTGATAGAGGCGCTGACATGTGGGAATTCAGAGCGGCGCAGAGCAGAGGGTCCAGATTGGCTAGCTCGATATCGGGTATGGTGGCTGGAAAAGGAACGCGAGAAAACACTCGTGCTGGTGGAAACAATGCGCGAGTGCGTGGCGTTGCGAGAGCAGGCGAAAGGGGCGCGATGACCGTAAACTCAAAACTGATGGTGCATTTGGAGCACATCGTCATGCCGGAAGGTGTGCCGCTAAACGCGAAGCAGGTAACCGAATTGTGCGGACGTGCTGATCACGCGCAGCGTGTTGCGGCAGTGGACCGATCACGCGCAAAACCGCCGTTTCTCTTGCCGGACGAAGAGGGCACGGCACAAGCCTGGATAAACGAGCGGCGATGAGCGAAGCGGCGGCGCTCGGGAGGGCGCAGAAATGACGGATAACCAAATCGCGGCTCACGAAAAGGTGGGAGTTGAGTTGCACCATCCAGCTATCTTGCATCGGAGCGGTGCGGTGTCGGCGAAAGACCTGAACGTGTGCGGGACGTGTGGCGCAAACATCGCCGAATCGAAGCACACTGCCGGATTATGGCTCGAACTTTCGGACGCTGAAGTAAAGGCATTGCACAGATCGCAGGGAAAAGGGAGGGCGCAGAAGCTATGACTGGTTACGTAGTAGCCGTGAGCCAGAAAGAAGCCGATGAGATTGCGCGCGACCGTCCGGACATAGTGCATGACGACAAGGCGGAAGCGGACAAGCATTTGGCCGAAGTGAAAGCTCCACCGACCGATCTGTACTACGCGGCGCAGTATCGCGTGTACAAAGTGGAGGCGAAGCGGCTGAGATGAGCCCGCGGACACGTCGCAAGCTCGGAGAGGCAGCGGACCTGTACCTCCCGGATCTGCGGAAGGATCGGCGCGGCGGATGGCAGCACGGTAAACGGCGTATGGCACAAATCGAGCGACAGAAAGCGCGGAGAGCGGAATACTTGCGAGAGAAAGAGGAGGCTAAAGCTTGAGCGCACGTTTTCCAACTGGCGGTGAGATTCTGGCGGCGCGTGGCTTCATCGGGCGTAAAAATCTGAATGGTCGGGGCCTGTGCAGTTGGTGTGGCAAGGAAGTCGAAGGACGGCGGCGCTCTTGGTGCTCGAATCAGTGCGTGAGTGATTATCGCTTGGCGGCTGACTGGGGCGTGATTTGCGCGGCGGTGTGGCAGAGGGACAAAGGAAAGTGCGCACTTTGCGAGATCGACACGGAAGCCCTCAGCGCGCAGCATGATCGATTATTCGGCTGTATGCCGATGACATCGCCAGAAAGAGACTGGCTTCGGTCTCACGGCATTCCAGAGGGTCGATCCACGGGTAAATTCTGGGACTGCGATCACATCATTCCGGTGATAGAAGGCGGGGGCAACGGATTAGAAAACCTCCGCACGCTCTGCATTCCGTGCCACAAAGCCGAGACAGCGGCGCTGAGGAAGCGGATGGCGAAGCCAAAACCAGAACCCACACCCGAAGCAGCGGAAGTGCAAATGAATCTGTTATGCGAAGAGGAGGCTAAGGCGCTGTGAGAGACCCGCGCATTGATCCGAAACCAGGAGATTCGATCAGCCGAGAATTCAAGACTGCTAGTGGCGGCTGTGTGATTCGTGAAGTTGAGCGCGCCCACGGCGGTTGGGTTGGATTTTACCGAGACAACGGGTATCAGAGACAGTGGAAGATCGTCCTACTCAGCGAGTGGATAATCTGGGCGAGGAAGGCCCAAGTGTTGGAGCGAGCGGTGTGATACACTCTCCTGCATGAGCTTCTTATCAGCATTCAAAAGCTTTTTGCATGTCGCCAGCAATCCCGTTGTTCAGAAAGCGGCATCGGCAATTCCCGGAACGGCTGGCTCGGCGTTCGCAACCGCACTCAGCTTCATCGGTATCCTCGAAGCGGCGTTTCCCGCGGCGGGCGCGGGCGCTCAGAAAAACGACGTGGTGACGCAGGCGACGGCTGAGGCCCATCCCGGAATCGACCAGGCGGCGGTATCGGCCGAGGTCACGAAGATCGTGAAAGCGTTGAATATGCTGCAGGAGAGCGAAAAGGCTCTCCAGGCTCTTCAGGCAGCGGCAAAGCCCCTTGCACCGCCGGCGACTCCGTAGTAAGCTGAATCGTTCGAGGTTCCTTCATTCCGACGGGCCTACTGTTTCCTCCGAGCGGTAGGCCCACAATCACTTACACTTGTGGCGTTTGCCGAGCGCTCGCTTGAGCGACATCGCACCGCACGCGCAGCGCGGTCCAACGGGCTTGCGGCCGGAGCCGGGGCGTTTGCCGCCCCATTGCTTAGGCTTGGCCATCGTGGTGCCAATCTGTACGCGGGCGCGGCAGATCCTCCAGTCGTGCTGGCATCCGCACCACGTGAGAATGCCCGGTATGCAGGCTAGTATGCAGGCTAGATCTCCACTGCGGGTAGATCCGCGATACACTCATCTGCCAATTGCCGATCAAACTCAAGATAGCCGGCGACGCGGATGATCGCCTCAATGATGGGGGCGGTATCGCCCACTAGATCCGCCGTGGTGCCATCCGATTGCACCATTTCGCCAGCCCGCCGATCTCTGCTGTCGCGATACGAGGATTCGTATACCCCATAGATAATCGTGCGCCCATCGGCGTGTTGTCTGACGGTGAGTTTCTTTTTCCAATTGGCTTGGAACTCATGCTCGCCCTGAAAACTTTTCGAGGAGGCGATCACGGGCCATTTGTCCTTGTCAATTTTCACTGGTGGGCGGTTGGTCATTGTGATGGTGAGGGGATCGGCCATTACCGCACCTCCGACATTGCTTTGAGGTTATCGATTAGGCTGGAGATTTCGCGGAATCCGCGAGATGCTACCCAGTCCTGGACCATTCCGCTGCGTTCGCGCATCGTCGCCCCGAGCGCCTTAAATTGTGCATTCATGTAGCGCGTGGAAAATCCGCGCGTGGAGAGGAGGTACATCGTGTACCGGACTTGCTTTTCGGTTGCCATCAAGGGCCTCTTTCTTGCTGGTTACTACCAGCGTCAGTTTCTATCTGTATGTAGTATGGCGGCAAAACCAAGATTCTGTCAACATGAAAATGCCGCAAGAGTGAAAATAATTGAAGAGAAGGCGAAAGAGGGTACGGAAACCGAGCTAGTACTAAGGCTTAAAGCCGATTTACGTCTTCACGCTTCAGGCGCAAGATGGAAGCATGAAAGACACACCGAAGCCTGAATACATCGTGATCCAGGAATGGCAGAATTACCTGGGCCTGTATCTAGATCAGAAGCCGCGCGTTTATCCGCAATGGCTCCCGGTCTCCCGGCATGATTACCGCTATGGAAACGCGGTAAACGTGTGCCGCTACTCTTCACAGATGGCTGCGTTCCTGCAGGCCGAGGGCATTCGTTTCAATCTAATCCACGAGGAAGTTTAGCCATGCAACGGTTCTCCACCAAGAAACAACTGATCGAGGCTTTCGTCAAACGCCATGCTCCGAAGCCTATGACAATCCAGGAAGCGCTTGAATTTGAGTTACGCTGGGCTCGGGAGCATCGCGACGACGTAGCCGAGCAGATCAAGCCGCAACCGGCAGAGTTAGCGACCGAAGACGAACTTGAAGACGCTTGGCGATAAGAGCATAAATGCTCACACTTACGGCGTAATTCCGTGGTACGCTTGACAGCGGGAGGCCGACGATGCCACAGGAGCCATCCAAAAAGCGTTTATCGAAGGCGAAGACCGAAAAGCTCGACCGTCTGATGGAGCAGTTTCCCGATCATCCAGCGGTCACGTATGGGAAGCAGTTGCTCGACTGGGCCAACGATGGCACGGCGACCAGCGACCCGCCGACGCCTCCGGGTGGGCCGCCGAATCCGTAACGGTTAGCGAATGGCACGCGAATGACATTCGATCCTGCCGAAGAATCTTTGACCAGCATCGCGTTGGGCGTGCTGTTTTATGTGGTGCGATTGCTGGACCGGCGCGCGAAACGTTTGACGCCCGGGACAGTCGAATATTTGACAGACCAACTGAGGGTGGCAAATGAGGGAATCGCGAGTCTTAAAATATCCAGCAGTGAGCAGTTCGCCCGGATGCAGCAATCCATCGATCATCGGCGGGAAGAATGCGCCGAACTCAGGCGAACCCAGGGCGACCTTCGGTATCGGATCAATAAACTGGCTGACAGGCTCAATGCGGAATCTGCCTAACACCCACTGGTGGGAAGTGATCCTAGCCGCGGTTGTAGCGGTCGGCTGGTTCGGCTATCAATGGCTGAAGCACTATCTGCACCAGCCATAGGAAGCACCCGGCGCGCACCAGCATCGCCAAGTTATTCGCAGGCTCCCATTCCCCAGCCCAGATTCTTCCAAGCGCGGTAGCGGCCAACGATAGACCAAACGCCACAGCAGCGCGTCGACGCCAGCCGCGGCGCATGCCGCCGAAGAAAGCCAAAGAGAGCATCATCGTCCAGAAGCCTGCGGCGATCACGACATCGCAGTCAATCGCAATCATCACGCTTAGTCTGTAATCGCGTTCCATGAAACAGATGATGGTGAAGGCGGCAAGCGCTCCGATACAGGACGCCGCGACGATGAGGCTACAAAGCGACCGGTATCGAGATATGAGCAACAGGTTCAGGAATTCAGCGAAGCACCAGCAACGCAAGATCACGGAGGGAATGGACATCACGGCGAACCAGGCGTAATCCCAAGGGCTGTAGGATGCGGCCGAAAGTGCGGCGAATGCGCTGAACCATGCGAGGGCGGGAAGCTCGCGAAGCAGACCGCGGCGCCAGAGCGCGAGCACAACCGAAATCTCGGCGGCAGCAAGGAGCCATTTCATCTGACTGAGTGTGGCACAATATCCGCATGACTGACGCTGTGGAGATAGCGGCTATAGTTGCAGCGAGCACCGGTATTCCGACTATCGTGTTGGGCTTGTTGACCTTCATCACGGCGCGGCGCGCTGACAGGCGAGCGGAACGGAACGAGGAGCACCTTCGCGAGACGAAAGAGAACATCGTCATGCTGGAGAAAAACACCAACTCGATCAAGGATGCGCTGGTCAAGGTCACGGGGGAAGCAGAATTTGCCAAAGGTTTGAAGGTCGGTCATGAGGCCGCGGTCGGAGCAACCGGAGCTCAAGGTCCACAGGGCGATGCTGGACCTCAAGGCGAAGCTGGACAACGCGGCAAAGTGACTTTCGAAGACAAGCCGTAGTTGCGCAATTGCGCAGACAAGGCGTACATCTTAGTGGAATCAGTACTTTGGTACCCTTGTAGGGGAAATGGCCGTTTTCTATAATCAGGTATGCTCTTATTTTTCAAGCAGATCTATCGAGCGCCGATCCTCTCGGGCGAAAAGACAGACACGATTCGCCCGGCGAAGCGATTGCCACGCGTCGGCTCTGTGGTGCAGGCGTGCGTGGGGCCTTCCCGCATCTTCGCTCGGCTGGTTATCACGGCGCATGAAGCGGTCCAGGTCGATCAACTGGAGAGCACGCGCGTTGGCCAAGTCGCGGCATGTTACTCCGACACGAGCGCGCCCATGGTAAGATTGCGGTTTGCTGTCATCCCCGAAAACGACGCTGCTCACAATCCCGCTCAGTAAGCTGCGCCCGCTCAAGCGTAACCCCCAGTATCTCTCCGAGTCACAGAGTGAGGCGCTCAAGCGTTCCATCTCCCGCGACGGATTTCTCGCGCCCATCGTGGTGCGCAGGGCAGGGCCGATTTATGAGATTTTGAGCGGCAATCATCGTGTGATGGCGCAGCGCGATGTCGGAGGCATCGAGATATCCTGTGTGTTGGTGCACCCGTGCGACGACAGGCGCGCGGCCCGAATCGCGGTGAACATGAACACTGTGCATGGCGAGCCGACACCAGAACTGCTTGCTCCTTTTCTTGCCGATCTCGATACGCCGACACTAAAGACGCTGCACCTGGAGGGAGATCTGCTTCGAGGAATTATCGAGTTTGACAACACCCTGAAACTCAGGCTCGATGAGTTACGATTGCCTGACGCCATGAATTCAGGATCGGGCGCAAGCGCGGGAATACCGAACTGTGTGTGCAAATGCGGAAACAGACATGTCGCTGCGCCCAAGAAGTCCAGCCGATCCAAGTCGGCGGCGACTGCTACGCGCGCATCAAGAAAATCCTAGATCGAGGGAAGCACCCGACTTTCATTGGGCGCAATCTTGTCAAGATTTGTGCTCGCAACGGCGGCGTGACGCTTTACACGTTCGCCGCTGAGGATGTGGCAGTATCCATCGTCAATCCAGCCCTCAACGTTTTGCTCGTACTCAATGTGCTCCCAGCACATCGCTCTCACGGTATGGGAGCACGAGTGCTCGACTATCTGCAAGTCAACTTTGCCCGTGTCATCGATAGCGCCGTGCCGTGGTTCGAGCGACAGGGCTACGTGATAGCCGGCGAGCCAAATCAAGGAAAGCGCTATATTACGAGAGTGATGGTCAAGAAATCACTGCTCTCTCTGGCCGGGCGACTGAAGGACGCGTTAAATACTTCCCGTGCATAAAAGAAAACGAGGACAGCCCGCCTACAAACCGACCGATGCGGATCGGAATACCGTTCGATCTATGGCGGCCTGCGGATTTGTGCATGAGGTCATCGCCACATGCATCGGCAAGGACGGGATTGACCCGAAGACATTGCGCAAGCACTTTCGCCGCGAGTTAGATACTGCCGAGGCGCTGGCCAACTCTATCGTGGGTAACGTGGCGTTTCAGGCGGCCTGCAGAGGCGAAGCGTGGGCAGTATGCTTCTCGCTGAAGTGCCGGGCCGGATGGAAGGAAACCCAGAAGTTTGAGCACTCGGGCAAGGATGGCGGGGACATTGCGCTAAATGTTGGATTCAAGGAACTTATCACTAGCCGAATTGATAGCATCCGAGCCGCCCGAGGTCGGGCAAGAACTGATAAGTCGGCTGAGTGAGGAAGAAGCCCGCATCTTCTGGACGAACTGGCGCGAAGTCTGGGCCAGGCCCAAGCAATTGCGCCCAGGAACGCCAGGCGCGGCCCAGGAACGCACAGACTGGCGGCATTGGCTGGTACAAGCTGGCCGCGGCTGGGGTAAGACACGGGTAGGCGCTGAGACGGTCCGGGAGTGGGTCAACGAAGGGTATCGCAGGATACACTTAATTGCTCCCACTGCCGCGGACGCCCGCGACGTCATGGTTCAGGGGCCGAGCGGGATAATCAACTGTTTCCCCTACGAGCAGCGGCCGCACTACGAGCCATCCAAGCGGCTGATCACCTTCCACACCGGCGCTGTGGCCATCACGTTCTCGGCCGATGAACCAGAACGGCTACGCGGCCCGCAGTGCGAGGCTTACTGGGCTGACGAGCTGGCAGCATGGCGCTTCGGACAAGACGCTTGGGACAATCTCATCTTCGGGTTTCGCGTGGGAGCCGATCCCCGCGGCGTCATCACGACCACGCCGAAGCCGATAAAGCTGCTCAAGGACATCATCGCCGATCCGCTCACTGTAGTCACTCGGGGTTCGACGCGGGAGAACGAAGGCAACCTGGCGCCCGGCTTCCTGCAGAGCATCACCCGCAAGTACGAAGGGACGCGGCTCGGCCGGCAGGAACTCGAGGCCGAACTGCTCGAAGACGTTCCCGGCGCACTCTGGACGCGGAAGGTGATAGACGACGCGCGAATCACGCTGGCATCGGTGCGCTGGGATCTGGTGTTGCGGATCGTCGTCGCTATCGACCCCGCGGTATCGAGCACGGATGAATCGGACGAAACCGGGATTATCGTGGTAGCACAGACGCGAAGTCAGCACGTAATTGTGCTGGATGACAGGACATGCCGGGAGTCTCCGCTCGGCTGGGCCAATATCGCGATCGAGGCATTTCGGAAGTGGAAAGCCGACCGCATCATTGGCGAGGTGAACAACGGCGGGGATCTGGTGGAGCGCAACATTCGCGTAGTGGATTCACAGATACCGTTTCGAGCGGTGCGGGCGTCTCGCGGCAAGATGGTACGCGCGGAGCCTGTCGCGGCACTATACGAGCAGGGGCGAGTGCATCACGTCGGATTCTTTCCAAAGCTCGAAGACCAGATGTGCCAGTACACGCCGGACTCAGAAGAGAAATCGCCTGACCGGATGGACGCGCTCGTGTGGGGGATTACGGAGTTTCTGGACCCAGAGGCAGAGAGCTATCGGATTCCGGTGGGCGGATGGCAGGAGATCAGCCCGGTATAGCTGGGAAATCAGGCTCTTTTGGCTTCCTGCATGGAACGGTAATACCAAATCCGTTCGTTGTACATTTCCGGAGACAATACTTTGGCTGGACCTTGCCAACAGCGAGCCATGTACTCTATGCCGATCTCTGCCTCATTGGCCTTTGTAACCAAGTATGGCCGCAACAATTTCAGAGCAAACAATGCATTCTGTGCCGTGCAGCGCCATTCGTAGGCCGCTCTATGTGGTCGCGTAACGCGCGGTAGTACAGTTCCAACACCGATGATTGCGGCAACACGTTCGACCGTTTGCCGGTGAGTCATCTTTACGCGAATAGCCAAGCAGTGTCCAAACTCGTAGTGGCCGAATCTCTGACGAAACCGGTGAATGTCAATACAGCCTTCTCCGTCCACAATTCCCGCAGCCCACGCTAGCTCAGTAGGAGATCTCACTATCCATTTTCACAAGTCTTCCTGGATGTCGCAATGGCCCGTTTTGCCGAATAGTCCTAGGTCTTTGGTACGGTTGCGCAATTGCGCATTTAGGTGCTACACTCCTAGAGCAATGTCAACGAATCCCCGCGTGTGCTGCATCTGCCTCACAGCAGATCGCCAGGCCCAGACGGACCGCGCCGTGAAGAGTTTCATGGCGCAGACTTACCGGGACAAGCGATTGCTCATTTACGATACAGGCACGACGCCGTACAAGCGCACATATGGCGGCTGGAGCGTTCTGGGAGAGCGTGGCAGTATCGGAGCGCTGCGCAACGCAGCAAATGCTCTGACGCCGAAGGAAGACGAGATAATCGCACATTGGGATTCGGACGATGTGAGCGCACCGACTCGTTTAGCAGAGCAAGTGCAATTCCTTCAGGAGAGCGGCGCGGATGCGGTGGGATATTCTGACATGCTCTTCTGGAAATCATGCCGATTCGCTGAGGGCGGCACATGGTTACCTCGTTGCCCGGAAGATAAATGCGGCGTCGAATACGGAGAGTTCCTCGAAGGCGCGCAACACAAAGGCGAGGCGTGGCTGCACAACAATCACAAGCCGAACTACGCGTTGGGCACGTCGCTGATGTACTGGCGGAAGACCTGGGAGAGGAAGCCATTCCCGGACACCAACAAAGGCTGTGACGATTCGGCGCACATCAAGGACAGTTGGGTATTGGGACTGAAGGTGCGCAGCGTGTCATCGCTGAGGATGCCCGATTACGAGTGCGAGACGTGCTGGCGTGAATACCAAACCAATGCTTGTCAGCACGGCGACGATTCAGCCATCGAACCTCACGCGCAGCCGATGATGGTCGCCGAAATACACGGTGGGAACACCTGCGCAAGCATCACCGAGCCCAGTACGGACTGGACAAGAGTACCGGCGTGGGATTCGAAATTACGGGAGATAATGGCGCTATGAAAGCCACGAAAGCAGAGTTGGCAACTGAAGTTACTGAGTTACGGCGCGTCGGAGCGCAAATGGCGAATGTCTGTTTCAACCTCAGCCAATCGCCGCATATGCACGTTGACGACAAGAAAATCATGGCCCAGCTTGTGCGTGACTGGGATGCGGTAAAACGGACCAACCAATGAGCGTGTGGTTCTGTATTCCGAGTGCGCGGCCAGCAGAGGAAGCCGAGCGCGTCCTAAAGCTCTGGCGAGAACGCGGCTACAAGATCGCCCTGTTCGTGGACTGGAATCCGCCTGGAGTTCCGCTGTATTCGCGAAAGTCGCGTGGAGACCTGATGCTATGCGGTGGCGGCCAGTACGCACCGAAATACGACGCGAAGCCGACTAACGGGCCGCTTGAACTTCGTGGGCCTCTTGATCCGGGAGGGCGTCAGTATTATCCGCACTTCAACGAATACCCCGGTTACGCGCAGGCCGTGAACGCGCTCATCGTCGAGGTGATGAAGGAAGATCCGCAAGCCGAATGGTTCGTCACGGGGGGTGACGACGTAGAGCCGGACCTGAACCACACGGCGGAAGAAATCGCGCGGCAGTGCTCGGAACGGTTTGCTAATCTGAACTGGCCCGCGCGCGGTACGCCGCTATCGCGATCTTCGCCCACCTTCGGCGTGATGCAGCCCACTGGCGATCGGTTCGCCGGCGGCTCCATCGATCGTATCTGTGGCTCACCGTGGATGGGGCGCGAGTTCTGCCGGCGGATGTACGGCGGGCGCGGCCCATTTTGGCCAGAGTACACTCATTGCTTCGGTGACGAGGAAATGTTCGAGGTAACGAAAGCGATGGGCGTTCTCTGGCAGCGTCCAGACCTCATCCACCTTCACAGACACTTTCAGCGCGAGTCCGATGCGCTGGATTCTGACGCAGTGAAGCGCGACATTCCAGAACACCTGATCGAGGCGAACTCGCAGGCGCACTGGGCGAAGTACAAGGCCATATTCACAGAAAGGAAACGGCTGGGCTTCCCTGGCCATCAGCCGATACCATGACAGACTATTCGCAATTTGGCGAGCAGGCCGCTATCCTTGCGGCGTTCGATGAGTACGCACCTGACCCAGCGCATGGCCGACACTATCGCGTGTTGGACATCGGAGCGTATCACGCCACAGACAAATCGAACAGTCGTGCGCTGATTGAGATGGGGGCGAGCGCAGTGTTGATCGAGCCTTCGCCGGGTCCGCTGCTGGGGCTCGTGAAGGAATACGGACATGTGGACCGCCCCAGTTTGCTGAACCCATCCGCACCAATCCAACACCGTTTCGATGTGCAGATCATCGGCGCGTGCGTCTCGCTGGAGGCGGGCTTGGTGAAGTTGCACGTCACCGACGATGCGGTGTCGACTAGCGACGAGGGCAACTTTGAAGTGTGGGCCGACAAGGGCGGCTTCTACGGGACGATGCTTTCGCCGGCAATCACGCTGGAGCAAATCTCGAATCAGTTCGGGGGCTTCGACTTCATCAATATCGACGCGGAGGGCGTATCGGTCGGCCTGTTTCTCCGCATGATGGAGCTGCAGTGGGAGCCGCACGCAATTTGCTGCGAGCATGACAACCGGCTTGCCGAGATATTGAGCGCAGCCACGGCGCGCGGCTATGCCGCGACGATGGCCAATGGGACGAACGTGGTTCTGGTGCGAAGATGAACTGGCAATTCTCCTGCCCAGAAGGTTTCGAGCTGATCCAGCCATGGGGCGACGGTTACGCGCTTCGCGAGATCGGCGGCGGTTTGCGCGTGATCGTCGATTGCGAGGTTAAGGCCAACGGATTTCCGTGGCTCCATGTAAGCGTATCGCGCAAAAGTTGGACGCCGACACATGAGGACATGGCGAAGGTTAAGCGCGCGTTCATCGGTGAAGATCGCTACGCCTACTCAATCTGGCCGCCTCGCGAACAGTACGTCAACATCCACAATCACTGCCTGCACCTTTGGGCGCGTTGGGACGAAGCGGACGGGCAAGTACTACCGGAGTTCAGCGCCGAAGTGGACGGGATCGGCAAATCCATATGAGCCGAATCCTCATCACCTTCGGAGGGCGAGCGTATGACGCGACAACCGAGCGCATCGTCAGAGACGGTCCACGGTTCGGAGCAGATGAAGTGCGCGTCTACGATGACCGCTGGCTGGTCGAGAAAGTGCCTGACTTCCGCAAGCTCAACTCGTTCCTATGGGAGACCGACAAGAAGTTTGGTTTCGGCTGGTGCGCGTGGAAGCCGATGATAATCCTGGAAGAGTGGTACAAGGCTTTCATCGCGCTGCATCACAACACGGTCCTGTACGTGGACGCCGACACCTACCCCATTGCCGACCTCTCGCCCATCTTCCAATTCGCCGAGCGTGATGGCATCTGCCTCTTCGAATCCCAAGGCAATCCGAACAAGCGCTTCACCCGGCGCGATTGCTGCGTAGCGATGGGGCTGGACGAAGAGAAGCACTGGAACGCGCGGCATGCTTGCGGAAGATTCAGCACGTTCAAGGTTGGGGACTATCGCGCGTGGCAGTTCCTGTGCGAATGGCTCACATACTCGGTGAATCCGATGTGTCAGAGCCTGGAGCCATCGAAGTATGCGCCGGAGTTTCCCGAGTTCGCGCGGCACTCGAACGAACAAAGCGTGTTGACGCTACTGGCTTCGAAGTACGGGATACCGCTGCATCGGGAGGCGTGTCAGTTCGGCTGGCCGGTGTCGCCGAATTGCGGACTCGAAGAGGATAAATACCCGCAGCTCTTCCACCAGGAGTATTGCACTGGTGACCGGAGCGACCTGGCCGGGAGCCGATGGAGGAATGTCTAATGAACCGCGAATGGTTTGACAACGTGCGCATGTCCGGACTCGGCCACACCGAGACCTTCGAGGCGACCTACGACATCGCACGGGCGGTGCTGGCGCGTGGCGTGCCCGGAGACTTCGTTGAGTGCGGAGTCTACGCAGGCGCACAGTGCGCGATCATGGCGCGGGCCATCATGGACCACATCGCAACGGTGAACGATTACGCGATGGCGGAGATGCCACGCGTCCACCTGTTCGATAGCTTTGAAGGCATCCCGGCCGCCGGCGAGCATGACCACGAACTGCAAGGCGTACCGGCCGGCGAATCGGCGTGCTCACTTGTGGACGTGAAGGCCAACATGAAGCGCTGGGGCATCCCGGATGAGCTGCTGATCTACCATCCAGGGATGTTCAAGACATCGATTCGCGATGCGGCTCTCGGATCGGTCGAATGTCAAGCGATGTACATTCGCGCCATTGCGCTGTTACGTCTCGATGGCGATCTCTACGAATCCACCAAGCCGGTGATGGAGCACTTGTACCCGCTGGTCTCGCCGGGCGGCTGGGTCATTGTAGACGACTGGAACCTCAGCGGATGCCGAAAGGCCGTGATGGAAACGGTTGTCCCGGCGCCGGTGTACTGGAGGATTCCCACCAAATGAACCTCACCACGATCTGCGGCCACACGTTTGACGAATCGCTCCTACCAGAGCGCGCCGTTATCCTCGATGTCGGCTCCCGCAACTTCGATTTCACCCGCGGCATTCTCGCGCTGAGGCCGAAAGCCCGCGTTATCGCGCTGGACCCGGACCCGGCGATTGAGCCGATGCAGCACCCGAACGTCACGTTTCTGCGCTACGCATTGGTGGGCGATGTTCGCACACGGGCGTGGTACGCGAGCTATTCGACAGGAGAGGGCAACATGCTCCGTGAAGACGACAGCCCATACTACGACGCGAAGATTATACGTGTGGACTGCATCAGCATCTTGGAGTTGATGAACTGCTGTCAGGTATTTCATTTCGACCTCATAAAGTTGGACTGCGAGGGCTCGGAATTCCAGATACTCGAAAAATGGCCACAGCATCATTATGGGATCGCGCGGCAGATCAGCGTGGAGTTTCACGACGGTACACCCAGCGGACCAAACAGAACCGAAATCTACTATGCCGATCTCTTCGCCAAGCTGGGCTATCGCGTGATCCAGCACGAGGTAACCAAACAGGGCGATTGGATCGGCCACTGGGACACGGTGCTCGGATGAAGCACACCGATCAAGTGCTGGTGGCCGCGTTGCTGTTGCTGTTGACCTTTTTGTGTGTGCAGGCTGGAGGCTGCTGTCATTCATGAACCCCGAGTTGGAGAACTTTGCATGAAACTGATCGCCTGTATGTCGGTGCGAAACGAAGACTGGGTACTCGGCTTGTCGCTGCGCGTGGCGCTGATGTGGTGCGATGAGGTTGTCGTTTTCCTGCACGCCTGCACGGATGCGAGCGAGGATATCGCGCAAGCCGTTCGCGAAGAAGTAGGCGAGGATCGCGTTCACCTCTCGGTTTACGCGGAGCCTCAATGGGACGAGATGCAGCACAGACAGTGGATGCTTGACTATGCGCGCCACCATCGCGCGACCCACATCGCCATCATCGACGCCGATGAGATCCTGACGGGCAATCTGATTCAGCAGATGCCCTACCTCGTGCGCGCAAGCGGCGAGATTCCGCAACACAGCCAGCCAGCAACAATCCTCCAACTTCCGCTGTACAACTTGCGCGGCGGCATCGACCGCTATCACTCAAACGCCGTCTGGGGAAACCGCATCGTCTCGGTAGCGTTTGCGGACGACCCACGCTTGCGCTGGGCTGGCGATACCTTCCACCAACGTGAGCCGCAAGGAATGACCCTCACGCCGTATCGACCGATTCAGCAGGGGCAGGGCGGCGTGATGCACATGTGGGGCGCCAGCGAGCGGAGGCTGATCGCAAAGCACGCACACTACAAAATCACCGAGCGTTTGCGTTGGCCAGAAAAGGACGTGCGAAAGATTGACGATCTCTACTCGCTGGCAATCAAGCCGCGTGAGCCGTGGACCTTCGCGCAAGTGCCGATAGAGTGGTGGGCGCCATACATGGAGCTTGCGAATAAGCATCTGCACCTGGATGCTGAATTGTGGCAGGAAGCGGAATGCAGGCGGCTGGTAGCTGAGCACGGGCGCGAGAAGTTCGCTGGGCTAGATCTGTTCGGAGTTGTATGAACATCCGTCGCTGCCAGCCTTCAGAGTCGCGTGCTACCTCGAAGTGGATCGCCATGCACCACTACCTGCAATCCTGTCCGCCTGGCTTCATCTTCGTGCTTGAGTTCACCGAGGGCCGCGAGCTTGTGGGCGCGATGTTGCTTGGACGGCCCGCACCGAAAGAATACGACGCCGATATCATTTTGCAATTGCATCGCGTGTACTTCGTGGATGAAGCGCCAAAGAACACCGAGAGTCACGGCCTCGCGATGATGCGGCGTTATGTCCGTACTTGGCTTCCTGGAATCCGGTTGCTGCTCTCCTACAGCGACCCGACCGAAGGGCACAAAGGCACGATCTACGACGCGGACGGCTGGGCGCGATTCGGCATGACCAAAGAAGTCTGGGGCTACGGCTGGAAATCGAGGGAGGGGCGGAGGGATCAGAAGTGCAGCAAAAAGCAGCGATGGGTGCGCACGCCCTAAATCAGTGATAAGCTTGGCGTGATGAAACGCCGCATCCTCTCTTTCCTCATCTGGTGCGTTAATCGCCTCAAACCTCAAACCGACCCACAGGCCACCATCTCCGACCTTCGCGCGGAGAATCGCCTACTTCTGAAGCTATTACCAGAGCAACAAGAGCGCGATCGATTCGGCGATTATATGGACTTCGCTGCGGAGTGGATCGAGGCGCGTCTGATGAGCGGGCCTGGTCCGTGGCGACAGGCAATTGGGCCCCGCGAGGCGCAACAGGCGTTAGGCCGCATCCGTGACCGTGCGCTCGGACTCAAGGAATCGGTTCCTCTGATCGGACAGGGCGCGTTCGGCGATATCGAGCTGGCGCTGCAAAACGTCGAATGGCGGCGCGAGGTCAACATGAGTTGGTTGGAGTTCTCCCGGTGGGGCATCCAGCAAATCATCCTGATATCCCGGCTCTACTACGTCAAGAATCCAATCATCCGCCGGCTCATCGACGTAGCGGCGGCCTACGTGTTCGCCCGCGGCGTCGAGGTGACCAGCTCCGACATGGACGCCAATGAAGTACTGAAGGAGTTTTTCGCGCGGAACCGCAAGACGCTAGGAAGGATCGCGCTGGCGAAACACGAGCGGCGCAAGTATTACGACGGCAATTTATTCTTCGCGTTGTTCGCCGATACCGTGGACAAGGGTTTAGTTGAGTGCCGGCTGATCGACGCAACGGAAATCCAGGATATCGAGTGCGACCCTGAAGACGCGGAGAAACCCTGGTTCTACAAGCGCTGCTGGACGGCCAAGGTTTTCAACACGGTGACGGGAGCCAAGAGCACAGAACCGATTGAGCGATACTACCCGGCGCTCGGGTACGATCCTGACGAAAAGCCAGCGGAGATCAACGGTATTGAAGTGATGTGGGACTGCCACATCCATCACCGAAAGTCCGGCGAGGTTGCGCAGTGGACGTTCGGTTGTCCGATGGTTTACCCGGCGTTGGACTGGGCGCGAGCTGCACGACGCTTCCTTGAAGCATGTCTCACGGTTCGCCAGGCGCTCGCGCAAATCGCCATGACGTTGACCACGAAGGGTGGGCAACAGGCGTTGGAAGGTGCAAAACAGCAATTACAGACCAACGTTTCCGTGGGATCAAGCCTGTGGGATACGAACCCGCCGACGGTTGCAGGAGGTACATTCGCCAGCGGACCAGGCACTAAGCTCGAAGCGTTCAACACGAAGGGCGCTGGTGGAGATCCCGAGGAAGTCCGGCAGTACAAGCTTATGTGCTGCATGGTGGTGGGTGTGCCTGAGACTTTCTTGAGCGACATGAACACGTCGAACTTGGCGACCGCTACGAGCTTGGATCGGCCGACCGAGCTGAACTTCATCGAAAAGCAGGAAGCGTGGCGCGAAGACTTGCTCATCATCGCGGAGTACGTTTTGGGCGTTAGCGGGAAAGCGGCGTCAGGGAAGCTCAGAGAGGCGAAGCGCAATATCGAGTCCATCCAGATCCGCGAGGCGAGCCGAAAGCAGAAGCCCAACGGCCAATGGGTGTACGAGGCAACTCCGGACAAGTCTACCGACATTGAGATCCGTGTAAACTTCCCGAACATCGTAGAGGGCGACGTGGCGTTGCTGGTGAAGTCCACAGTCGAAGCAATGACGCTGGGGAACCTGTCCGGTACCGTCGTGGGTATCGATGAGCGCGCGGGCGTCCGGCTGCTCTACGATCAACTCGGTGTGGAGAATGGCGACGAACTAATCGAGGAAGCGTATCCCGAGGCCACCTACGAAGCCGACCGCACGATTGAGCCTCCGGCGCCAGAGCCTGTACCGATAGCTACTCCGGCTGGTCCAGCTGTCGCGGCGACTAAGAAAGCTATCGAGCGGCTGATTGAAGAGAGCAAGCGGCTGCTTAGGATGGGAGCGGCGTAATGCTGATGGTCGCAGTTCAATCCTCGAATGTCGCGCGTATCGGCCACGAAGGCACAACGCTGCGAGTGGAGTTCCGAGACGGCAAGCTGTACGAGTGGGCGGATATCTCCTACGATTTGTATTTGGCGCTGCTCAACGCTCCGAGCAAAGGCACGTTTGTAGCGCGGCATCTTGCGAACGGTCGGCTGGCACGGATGCATGAGGTATCCGCCGATCAGTTTGCGCTCCAGACCTACGACCCCGATTCGTGTTGCGGTAAGCATCTCCACAAGGCCATGAGCGCAGGAAAGCTGGCGACCGCGGAATCGTGGGAATGTCCGGAATGCGGCTGCACCTGGAAGCCAAAGCAGGTTGGAGACATTCGCCACTGGTCGCCAGTCCCGCTGATTGCGGTGTTCTGATTGGCGCAATTGCGCTATTATAGGAGCCTATGGAACGTAGAGACTTTCTCAAGTACTTTGGCATCGGCGCTACAGTTGTGCCGGTTGCTGGTGGGCTGCTAGTCCCTGATGCCACCGCGAAGTTGATCGAAGTTCCAAAGGTCGAGATTCAAGACACCGACTTGAGCACAAATCCCAATGACCTGATGAAGATCATGTACTGCCGCAAGGCCGCCAACACCACTGTGAGCATACGCGCAGACGACGGAAACGGAACTGAATGGAAATTTACCGCCTACGTTAGCAGCATGAATGTACAGAGTGGGTTTGACCAGTACGAGATCGATCTGAAGCTATTGCCGATTCAACTTCCTAGGACGAAGCCGCTACGCTAGATGGCCAAATGGTACATACAGCGTCATGCCTTGACAGATGAAGGCCCACGCGATGACTCCGAGCGACCGATAAACAAGATCGGCAAAAAGCAGACGAAGGTGATGCGCAAGTTCCTGAAGCGCGCCAATGTCAAAGCCGACATCATCATCACCAGCACCTTCAAGCGCGCGATCGAGACCGCCGAGCGAATGCAGCGCAAGGACACGCCGATAGTTCACCTGGCAGAGCTGGACCCGGACGGCGATCCATCGGCGGCATGGGCGGCGATCAACAAAGCGCGCGGCGAATTCGATACCGTCCACATCGTCACGCACGGCCCGCTGATTGAAAAGCTTGTCGCGGCGGTGGCGTTCGGCATCACGGATCGCATCGACTTCGAGCACTCCGCGGTGATGTACATCAACACCAATCCGACGAAGACAGAGGAGCCGCGGCATCGTTTCCGCTGGTACGTGACGCCGAAACTCGCGGCACACCTAGTGGGAAAAGATCCGAAATCTGTAGAGAATCCCTTACAGGAGGCGGCAGACATTGCGATAGCCATGCTCGAACATCTTGGCATTCCCTCGAAAGCGCGGGTGATAGATCCGCTGGTCGCGACGATGGCGCGGGCTGTGCGCCGGCGGTTCAAGCGCGCGACTTCGCCCTTCGATGCGGTATACGCGAAAGTAACAGCTAAGGCATTCACCGCGGGCGCGCGTCAGGCGATGAAGGAACTGGGTCCCGTGAGTGTGAGCGTGACGGAGGCGAAGCGCAAAGCGTACCCGCTGCCGAGGCTTCCGGACCCCATACGCACGGCGGCGCTGGCGAATCAGGAGATCGACTGGACGGACGCCGACCACAGTTCAGAACGAGCGTCGATGATCGCGGAGTACGAAGTCTCACGGGCCTATCACGACGGCATGAGCGCGTTTGCGGGGATCTGGCGCGGCGGCAATGGGCCCGTGGAAAAGTCTTGGCAAGTGCAACCGGATGCGTGTGAGATTTGCGATGGCAACGCGGCGGATGGATTCATCGATGAAGAGAGCCCGTTCGACTCAGGGGACATGGAACCTCCGGCGCATCCGAACTGTCGATGCTCACTGGAATACCGACAAGTTCCAGAGGGTGTATAATCCGCTCATGCGGAAACTTCTGATTCTCCTGTTCGCTTGCGGACTAGCGTTAGCTCAATACACGCCTCCGAGCGGTGGATCGGGCAACGCCGGGACGGTAACGGCCGTATCTGGTCCGGCGTGGTTCACGTGGGCGAATGCGACCAGCACGCCCACGGCGACATCGAACGTGACGCCCGTGACGGTGGGAACACTTCCAACGATCTGCACCACTGTGGCGCTCACCGGTCAATCGGCCAGCATCACCGCCACGAACCTACTGTGCAATGGAGTGCAGGCACCGGCTGGGGTATACCGAATTTGCGATGAACTTCAGACGACAAGCGGTCAAAGCGGCACGGGTGCCGTTAATGCACTTACGTTTACATGGGTTCCAAGCGGATCTGCCGTAAGTTACGGAATACAAAGCGTGACTTTGACGGCAAATGCCGTAACTCCCTCCACAACTTCGGCTAATGTGACCGGTTGCAAGATGATTCACCACGACGGAAGTGCGCACATCACCTACGCCACCACATACTCGGCAACCGGCCAGTACGATCTCTACATCGTTTTAGAAAGGCTCCTATGAAGACCATCCAGATTTTCGTTATCGCGCTTTTCGGATTCGTGCTCCAAGCGCAGACACCCGTCGTCTCACCGGCGACGATCTCAGGCGACGGCGCGGCGCACGCGGTCACTGCCACAGCGCAGCGCGCGCGCTGGATCATCTTCATCGCGCCCGCAACCAACACGACAACGAACTGCGGAAGCGGGGCGATTTCAGCTTGTCCAAGAGTAGGCGACTCAAACGTGAGTACGTCGCGCGGTGTTCCGTTGCCTCCAGGAAGTTCGCTGAATGTATCCCTACATCGGAACGCCGGGAGCGAATGCACCAGGCTACGGCTTGAACTCGATCTTCTACGTGGTGCAGTCCGGCGACACGCTGATTATTCAGTACGCTCAGTGATCTAGCGCCAGCCCACGGACAATCTCCGCGGCTGTCAAGCCCGTCATCCCGCCTCTGCCGATTCGAACGAATGTCTCAACCGCAGTGCTGCGCATCGTCTCGGCGCCGCGGTTATAAGCTCTCTCGACAACCATTCGGCGGCGTTCCTTTTCGTTGGCGTTTTTGCACTTCAGGCACCAGCGATGGTTGGTTGCGGCGGGCTCATCGTGGCAAAGTGAGCAATCGGGCATCAAGGGCAGTATACCGAATTCCAATGGAATTATTTGCCAGCGTTCCGGTTTCAGTGCAACGATTGCACAAAACGTGCTCACCGCCGAACACAAGAAAGCGTTCCGTAAGCAACTCATCCGCGAAGCCTCCGCTACGCTCGAATTAACCGCCTCCGATACCTGTGCGGCACTCCAAGACGAACTCCGCGATATGTTTCCCGGCGAGTACGCCTACGTGCGCGATGTGATCGGAGACGGCGAATCGGGAGACGTGATCTACTGCTGCAACGGCGAGACGTGGCGGGCGCCATACGAAATCGGCATGGTGAACGGCAAGCGAACGTGCGCGATTGATGACGATCAAGCGCTGAACGTGGTGCCGCGGACGGTGTACGACGAAGAGGCCGATGAATCGGACCACTACGCCGGGATGACCGACACGGAAACGCAGGAAGCCAAGGCAATGCCGGCGTGGATGCGGCGCATGGTGTTGACCGAACGGTTCGTTTCTAAGGCTGAACGTGACGCAGCGGGCTCCGGAGACTTCGCCGGCAAGGGCAAGAGCTTCCCGATACTGAAGCCGGGCGACGTTATGGCGGCGGTTCGGTCTATGGGGAGGGCCGGGAGCGACAACAAGGGCACGGCGGCGCTCAAGGCCAGTATCATTCGGATTGCAAAGAAAAAGGGTTGGGGGAAGTACCTGCCGAAAGCTTGGCAAAGCGGTAGTGACACTACTGAGGCCAATGTTCCACGTGGAACCTCTGGGGAGTTAGTACTGGTGGAAGGGGCGCAAACTCTGGAAACCATTGTACTGCAAGAGGCAAGGGCCGATTACGAGATCAAGCTTATCGCTCCCGGCAAAGGTTCGAGCGCGTTCTACCCATCCGAAGTGCTGAAGCGCGACGGGCCCAATGTTTTCAAGGCCGGAACACAAGTTTATCTGAACCATCCGACGCAAGCCGAGGAAGCGGCGCGGCCCGAGGGCGACGTAAAGAACCTCGCTGGCGTTCTGACCACGGGCGCGACGTACCACGAAGCCCACGCCAAGGGGCCGGGCCTGTACGCACGGATGAAGGTGTTCGCCGATCACGGGCAGATGGTTGAAGAGAAAGCCCCCCACGTCGGGATGTCGATTCGGGCGAGCGGAATAGCCGAATCCGGACAGAAGCGCGATGGCCTTCCGGTGCTGAAGGAATTGACCCACGCGACCAGTGTGGACGTGGTAACCCAGGCCGGGGCCGGGGGAATGATTTTGACGGAAAGCGCCTCTGGCGCAACTCAACAGGAGGTCGATATGACCGCAGAAGAAATCAAGCAATTGGTGGAAACGGCCGTCACCCAAGCGGTGGCCGCGGTTACCGCTCCGGTTGCCGGGCTACAACAGCGCGCGCTACGAGGTGACGCGATGGTCGAGGCCAATCGTGTGCTGAAAACCGTGTCGTTGCACGAATCCGCCAAGCAGCTCATCGTGGAGAACTCGCTGCGCGATCTCCCGCTGAAGGACGGCGCGCTGGACGTGCCAAAGTTCGGCGAGTTGGTCATAGCCGAAGCCAAGCGCATCGGCAGCGTGATCGGCGTTGCGACCGGCGCGGGCCGTGTGACCGGAATGGGTACGGGCATTGAGATCGTGCCGTCGAAGGAAGAGCGCAAAAAGCTGAAAGAAGCGCGCAAGGAAGAGAAGCGCGCGGCGAAGCAATTGCGCGAAGCCTCCGCCGACTCTTGGGAGGCTATCGGTTTGAGCCCTGAAGCTGCGAAAGTTGCGGCGCGGGGCGGAAGGGAACAGGTGGCCTAACGTGACTCCGATCCTTGCATTGCTCATCGTTTCCCATCCGCTGGTCGTTACCGTTCTGGCGATTTTGTTCGTCGCTGCGACCGGGGTGCTGTTCGGAATGACGAACCAGGACAAAACCGGCACACCGACCAGCCGGCGCTTTGCGCTTTGCCCGTCGACGGTTAAGGCTGGTGACCCGGTTCTACTCGGAACCGTTCCGGCCGTGGCGCTCAACGACTACCAATCGATTGAACTTGGCGCGGTCTTCCTGATGAACGGCTCGTTTTTCCTCAGCGTGCTGGGCGCGACCGTCATCAGTCCGCAGACCGGCCACACGTTGAAACCCGGAGACAAGGTGTACGCCGATGGCGGGACGCTCGACTCGGCGACCAACGTAACCACCGGGTTCACGCTGGACGCGAACACGGGCGGCACTTTCTTCGGCACGATTGACCCGAGTGATCCGGGCGTGACGACTGGCACGACTGGCTTGCCCAGCGTCCTGATTGGAGAACAGTAAAATGCGCGACATGGAATTCACACACGAATTTTCTGGCGGCTCAGTTGAGAACCACCCCGAGTTGCGCGGATTCTTTGCCGCACGCCGGCAAGCGGGCTCCGTCCACGAACGGCGCGTTCAGGAAGCGGCACGGCTCTATGCTGATGTCATCCGCGGGCGTGAGTCTCCGGAACTCATCAAGGAAGCGATGAATCCGCAACGTGAGGTTTTCGTCCGCTACCTCGCAGAAAAGTATCCAGGGCTGTACGGCAACGCCTTCAGCCAGCCGGGCCGCGTTGTGACCCTGCAAGAGACCATGGCCGTGACGGACTACCAAGCCCTGACGGTCGACGTGTTGGATCGGGCGTACTACTCGATCTTTACCGGCTTCCCGCTGGACATCAAAAACATCGCGAAAAACGTCACCTTGCGTGACTTCCGCGTGGTCAAGCGCTACCTGTTGGACGGCGGCGTGACTCCGCTGACTTATCGCGATCCCGCCGAACCGTTTCCGCAGCGCGCGATGGTCGGGCCCGTTCCGCAAAAGAACGCCTCGATCACCAACGCGAAGGACACTTCGGCCATCACCTATCAGCCGTTGCTCGGTCAGGCCGGCGCATCGGTGAACTGGGCGGCGATGGTGAACGATGACCTCGGCATCTTCAAGGATCGGGCCAACCGGCTCGCTCTCGCAGCCAACCGCGGCATCAATCAGTTCTACACGAAGCTCTACGTGGACGCGAATGGTCCGCATGCTTCGCTGTACACCTCGGCGTACAAAAACATCATCAATATCGCGAATGGCGCGAGTGCGAATAATCCTCCGCTGTCCACGCAAGGGCTCATCGACGCGATCAATATCCTGATGTCCCAGCGCGACGCAGGCGGTGATCCGATCATGATTACCGGGCGGCTTCGCTTGGTCTACGGCCCGGCACTCGAAGGCACCGTTCAGAACGCAATGAACGGTTTGAACGTGTTCGTACAGAATCAGGGTGGCTCGCCCAACACTCAGGCCGATGCCGGCCACGCCTATCCGTTGCAAATCCTGAACGTCCGGCCTTGGATGGTTCAGCGCATGGACCCGATTCTCGATCCGTACATTCCGCTGATCGCGACCTCGGGCAGCATCGGCAAAACCATGTGGGCCATTTTCGTTGAGCCCGACGCTCAACCGCGGCCCGCTATCGAAGTCGGTTTCTTGAGCGGCTACGAGACGCCTCAGCTTTTCCAGCGCGCTCCTACCACGATGCGACCTGGCGGCGGCGTCGATCCGATGCTTGGCAACTTCGACACGATGGACACCGACTTGAAGATCATCTCGGTCATCGGCGGTGGACAAATCGAAGGCCGCGTAACCGTGGCGTCCAACGGATCGGGCACTTAGGATTCTCCCAATGAGCGCTGCTACGAATGTTCTGCGGGGGATGGGCGTGGCAGCGCTCCTACTCTATGTTCAGCTACAACAGTTGCGACGGCTCCCAGAACCAGATCGATTTCATTCGGCTGCTCATCTCCGACACTCAGAGCGTGAACCACGTCTTCGAGGACTCGGAGATTTTGGCCGGGTATCAGATCCAGGCAGCGCAGTTTCAGAGCGGGATGTTTTACTCGGGGCCAGCCGGACGGAATCTTCCGTCGACGCCTGTTTCGTACCTGCGGGTAGCAGCTCTTTTGTTGGACTCGCTGGCTGCGAACAAATCGCGGCTTGCCTCGATCAAGCAACTCTTGGACGTGAAGCTGGACAGCTCCGACGCTGCGATTCAGTTGCGCGAAACGGCGCAAGAGTACCGGGACGTCGAGGACAATTCCGGCGCGTTCATGATTATCGAGCAAGTACAGCGCGACGGCGGCTGGAGTTTCAGGGATCGCTTCTGGGCGACTGTGCAGCGCGAGAGCGGGGCGTAGATGAATCAATCGCTGCTCGCGGAACTGAATCAGGTGATGCCGGACGCAGTGCAGACGGGGCTGCTCTCTTCGCTGGCCAGTTTCTTCGACAGGCCGGGAGGCGCGAATCCCTCGGTCAACGCGATGGGGCAGCCGGACCTGACGACGCTGGTGCCCGTCACGGGCTTGCAAGACATCGCCTGTCAGATTGCACCGGAGCACATGCTGAATCCTTCCCCGAGCGGTGCGAGATTGCCGGATCACTTCACCGAAGCTCGGCAGTGGCATCTGTTGCTGGACAACTACTATCCGGCGATCCTGATGCGCTTCGTGGTCAACGTCGACGGGACGCTGTACGAGATTACGCCGGGCACGGTGGAACCGGACAGCCAAAAACAGATGACGCGGCTTTCGCTGAGGCTGTACAGCCTATGAGCTTCATCACTGTACAACTTCGCGGCATGGACAAGGTTTCGCTCAGCGCGGCCTACATGGTCAAAGCCGCTGTGAGCGAGCTGCGGCTTGCGGTTCCGGCGGCCGCCGAACTCATCGCCGAGGAAGCGCGGGTACTCGTTCCGGTGGATACCGGACGCTTGCGCGATGCCATACACGTTGAGCCGTCCAGCTCGGGCGGATTCTCGCAAGTAGTTGACCGCGATGAAAAACAAGTTGTGGTGGTGTCTCCGGCGTATCCCAGCCTGAACGAGTACGGATTCTCGCCGCCTTACGCGCGGCGCATTGAGTTCGGCTTCATGGGCACGGATCGGTTGGGACGGACGTATCACCAAGCGGCGCAGCCGTTCATGCGGCCAGCGGGTGACGCGAAGAAGGAAGAGGCGAAGCAACTCATCAAGGATCAGATGTTCGAAGCAATCGCCGCGGCGTCGGGATTCAAGCGGGGGAGGGCCTGAGATGTGGCGCTCGCAATGGAGCAACAAATTCGGACTGGCCTACTCGCTGATGCTGGTGTATCTGCTATCGTTGGCACTCAGCTCTATCCAGACCAGATCCCTCAAAACCCTCCAAGCTATCCGTGCGGAGTCATCGAGCGTATTTCAGACAGGCCCTATTACACTCAGCAGACTCCAGGTGGAACCCAGGCTAGCGTTGGGTGGGCACGGATCAGCATTTCAGTGTGGTGCGACGGCGCCAATGCTTCACTCATTCGGGAGAACCTGTGTCGAGCAATCATCCTGGCGATGCAGACATTCAGTTGCTACGATCTGCCCAGCAGTCCGCTGGTGGTCAGGCAGGCACCTAACATTCTTGTCGGCAGGCGGCAGTGGGTCGAACCGCAACCGAGGCAACCGCTTTTTAGAGCAGCGCTCGATTTCATGTGCTGCTACCAATTCCAGTAAGGAGAACTTCTCATGAGCACCGCCATTGCACAGCCGAGTATAAACACCCTGCTTCAGTTGGGAGACGGCAACTCGCCCGAGACCTACACCACGATTGCGAACGTCGGGGACATCAACGGCTTCGCGCTCGCGGCGACGGTGGTGGATGTGACAAGCCATTCGACCGGCAACCCGTGGCGCGAAAAGCTGACCACGTTGCTCGACAACGGCAAGCTCACCTTCAAGCTGTTTTTCATCCCCAGCGATGCCGGACACAAGAGCTTGCTGAGCCTGTTCACGGGCCGGGGCATCAACGGCACACCGACCGTTGCGGGCTCGCCGATTCCGCTGCGTCTCGTCTTCCCCGATCCCGCGGCGACGAAGTGGTTTTTCACGGCGTACATCAGTACGTTTTCGATCATGGCGACCGTCGCGGGAGTCATCGAAGCCAACGTCACGTTCGAGGGCACTGGAAGCCCGGTGTTCCCGGCGTAAGGAGTCCATCATGAGCGTTATCGGAATTGTCGTTGTGCTTCTGGTCTTGGCGCTCGTGTGGTGGCTCTTCAGCACCTACGTACTGCCGCGCGTGCCGGAGCCGTTCAAGACAATCATCATCGTGGTTTTGGTGATTGCTGTCTGCCTGTGGCTTCTCAATCTGGTGGGGCTCT